TGTGATGGATTATGATATATTGGCCTGCGTCAAAGCGCCTGTTCCCTGAAATTCAGCAGAGAATGTGACGGCTTCATCATTGCCGGAGGACTGGATTTGCAGGGATGATACATAGCCGCTTCCGCTGTACTTCGCATCGCCCGTTGTGCCTGTTTGGAACACAAGCGCAACCGATGATTGATTTGTCCATGCTGTAAACAGTTCCTCCACGCCATTGGTAGCTGCGAAGTCCACGTTTCCGGTTACGGATGCTGTCCATGACTTTGCACCTGGCAGAAATTCAGAAACCGCGCTGCTATCTTTGCAGGTGGTTTCAAACATATTCGTTGAAGTTGAGATGGAAGCGTCCACCTGACACGTAATGGCAGCTGGCGTTGCTCCTGTGTAGAGCTTCATGTTTTTTGCTAATACTGTAGCCATGATTTAGTCGTTGTTTTTGTTGAAGATGCGCCGCGCCTGTTGCTTTGGCGTTGTGTCGTTTGTATTCAAATCAGCCTCAATAGACGCGATGAATTGCGGTGTGGCTGTGATTGTCATATTTTCAGCGAGTGGAACACACAGGTTTTCCACCTGTGCGCCGAGCGGATATTTGCGCGCCCGTGTGTCATCAGGCACTTGCTTTGCCGTTCCATTTGTCAGGAGTGGCTGTGCGTCACCAGGTGCCACATCCAGCACCGTACCCGCTCCCCAATTTTCGTAATCCTTTAAAAGTTGTATTTTCATGGTGTTGTCTTTTTATGTGATGCCTTTCTTGTCGGCCTCTGAATTAACGCGCCTTGATAGCAGGCTTACAATGTTTTGCAGCGTTGCATCTCCTGCTGCTGCTATTGCATCCTCCACGAATTTCTGTCCGGTGCGCACTTTGCCATTGCTCATTTTGACGTTGTTATTCACCATGTGAACATAATATCCGTCAACTGTTCTGCCTCCCAATAATGGCCCGATAATAACGCCGGACTTCATTCTTCTAAAGTTCAATATCCGGTATGCTTTGCGAAGGTTGCCAGGTCGGTAAGTTGCCAGTTTAACACCGAATCCTTTAGGCATTCGCTTACCTTTCTTCTTGATCCGCTTGTATCTGCTGTGCGGCTTCGATCCCACCGGAACACGGCCTTTGAGCGCTGAAACCAACAACCCACCCGCCTCTTTTATGTCGTTCTTTGCATCTCGCTGCACATCCTTTGACATCCTGCGAAGTTTGCCACCGAGTAAGTTTATTTCCTGCTGTAGCCTCGCATCCATTAGTTAGCAGTTATGAACTGATAAACAGATGTGCGTGATACAAACAGGACATCCTCATCCATGCCATCAGTAGATGAAATGTATTTGCAGCCCTCGACCGTTACACCTCCGGCTGTGCCTGTAACAAAGTCAAGCGCATCCCTGACTGCCACATCTACATTATCCAGCGCTCCGTATGCGTTTAATCCCTGCTTCGCTTCTGCCCAATATGTAAAGGTCACGGTGGCTGTGTCGTGATCGCTTTTCCTGTCTTTCTGATTGTCAGTCGGTGCATTGGACACCGTGAATACAATGGCAGGATAAGTGGCATCTTCAGGAATGAACACCGGATAAATACGAGTGCCAACAAGCGCCGTCACGGCTGCTGTTGCGCTTAATTTGGCGTAAACGTATTGGCCTACTTTCATCAGTCGTGCCTTTGTGCTGTAATTAACAGCGATTGCCTGAAGTCAGGCTTTTGAATGTACATTATATCGAAGAGATCGCCTTCAAAGTTAATCCTCATTTTCTCGTTTAGTCCGTCACGATATGCAATATCAAACGTAACAGCGGTTTGTGTCGTGGGCCTGTCTGCCATCATCTCATCTGCATTGCCGCCCATCTTGTACGTAACCTTTGCCCACACTTCAGTATATCGCGTCCAGGTTAACAACTCCTGTCCGGATGTTCCGCGTGATGTTGTAGGCTGCTCAAACATGATTCTGTGCCGCCTTTCGCCTATTTGTGTCTGCTTCGCCATAAGTTGTTATATCCAGCGCCTAAGCGGTTGAAGCAAAACATCTGACATACTGAACTCCGTTTCCCTACTGTCCTCACGATTGGTGTAGGCTCTTCCAATTCTTGAAAGGATACCTAAGCGCACGGTGTCAGGTATATTGATTGAACTTGTGCCATATCCAGCTGTGTACGTGATTGTCACGGCGTCCGGCCTGATTTGCACATCCGAAGGGTAACTGTAATTTACTTTGGGCATGACGGTTGCGCCACCTGATGTTACTTTTACATCGTACTGGTTCGATGGCCATGTAGTAAGCGTGCCGGAACTGTTGTAATACTCAATCGCAGAAACTGACTGAACCGGAACAAGTCCGGCCAAAGTCATAGGTCGAAGGCTGTCATACGGGAATTGCTTGTGGCATTCAGATACGACCTTATTAAGAAGAGCAACCTGATACGACCTTTCAATCAGATCGCATTGCGCCCGAATTAACAGCATCAGGTATTCATCATCATGACGCAGGTCATCCATGCGAAGTTGCGCCCTGGCATCCTCGATGGCTACGGGCAACTCTTCGCTGATAGTTTCAGCATTAACCGTATAGCCTGTGTAGTACGGGCTGTGCGTGGTATTGTAGTCTGATGCTATCATGTGATATAGATGATTGTTCCTTTGGTTGCGCTGTCGTGTGCTGATCCTGCGCGATAAGCGGTTTTACCAGCGGCTATTGCGGCATCGTTTGAATTGTATTCAGGTAACGCGCCTAAGATAGCGTTAATGGTTGTCCAACTCGTATCGTAATCAGTTGATGTGTCCTTTACTATCAGTTGTCCTGCTGTTCCTCCGGATGGCACACCAGCGCCCACCTGTGAAACAGGGAACTGAACCGTGATGTTAGAGGAGTTGAGTGTAACCTGAATATCTGCCATCGCTTAGATTATGCTGTGATTTTATCAATCAGCGTGATGGTTGCCCGAAACAGGACATAAACCACACCGGATGACAGGGTTAACTTCAGGTCGGTATTCAGCACGTTTGAAATAGGCAGCGTTCCGGTACCTACCGCTTCTGGGCTGATTGTCATTTGCCCGCTTGTCGGATTGGTCAGCGCAATGCCTGCGTTTGCTGTGGTTGTGAGCGTTAATAACACGCTACCTGACGCGCTTTTAATCTGCATGGTAGCAGATGCACCTGTAAGATTCACAGGCGTGCCGTTAGTGTCCTCCACAGTCACCGTGAAGGCTGTTGTCCGGCCCCGATACCACTCAAGCGCCACGTAGGGCGGTCGAAGTGAGAGTAACTGCGCGTCAGTTGTAGCCATGTGTTATTTCTTACGCTTTTCGATTGTCGGTGGAAGTCCGGCCGCACGTTCTACTTTGGGCTGCTCTGCCTGTATTTCGATGGCAAGGCCACCGCGAATGAGGGAAAGCGCACGGTTGGTAGGCATATCAACTTCCTGCCCTTTACCGTAGCTGAACGATTGATTTGTGTCCGGATCGTTACCGACAAGCGATTCAAGGATCCTGACCTTCATTAGGATGCGGCTGTGATAAGGTGCTTGATTGCTGCTGTGTTGATACACTCGCCGTCAAAGCGCATCCATCCCTGGAAACCGACAAGTCCGTTCTCGCTGTACAGTTCGTCACGGCGTGCGATAATCATATCCTGCACCATGCGGACAATGTACTTGCTGAAGTCGCCCACAAGAATCAGTTTTGAACTGGCATTGATGCTGCTATCCATGTCCTGATTGATGTAGTAGCGCGTGCCGTCAATCAGGTCGGGCTGACCTGCTACGTATGAAGGCATCCACAGCGGGCGGTTTTGGCTGTCAACGAGCTTCTTGATTGCGAGCAGTACGGCATCATTGAACATGAATCCGAACTGCGGGCTGTTGCGGTATGCCGGGTCAATGCTGTGCTTCAGGTCAAGGATTTCCAGATACGTGAAGGCTGTTGCAGACGCGGCTGTCTTACCGAGCGTGGAAGCAGTCACGATGCCGTTTGGATCACCGGAGCCGTCACCTGTGGTACACTCCTGATTCAGGATGCGACCGAAGCGAGGAGCAAAGGCATTGCGCACTTCCTGTTCGATGTTGTACGCATTGTCCTGAAGCAACTCATAGGACACTTTTACGAGCGTGCCATACTTGTATGCGTCAAGCTGCTTTTGGCCGAATGTCAGGTCTTGCACGGTGAAAGATGCTGCCTCACCAACCTTTACTGCTTTGGTGGTGGTGTCATCTTCAGTTGGCCAATACAAGGTGCTGCCTGTCGCGGTGCGAAGCACACGGCACGCCTGCAGGATGCCGCTGTAATCGAGCATTGCGCGCTCAATTTCGGGCTGCCATTCATCAGGAACCAGGTAGCCACCAAGCGAATCAGTACCTACAAGTTGGTTTGACGTTCCGCGCTTTTCGATCAGGATGCTGCGCGTTTCGTTGTCCAGGTTACCCCATCCTCTGCGCAGGAAATCCGTGTAGGCGCTGCGATAATCGCGCTCTTTGCCCTTGTCGGCTGCCTTTGGCGCATTCTCAAATTTGGCTTTGATGTTGCGCGCCTCAAGCGCCTCGGACGTCTCGTGTGCATGGATGGTTGATGTCAAGGATTTTTCATCTGCCTCCATTTTTTTCCATGAAGTGATTTCTTCCTCGTTCATCACACGCCCCTCAATAGAGGCTTTGGCGGCGGTTGCCATCATTTGCTCCCAAATCCGCGCGCGATCATCGTACAGTTTCTGAATACCTGTAACCATTGTTATTGTTGTTTAAGTTTGTAGAAGTCTGCATCCGTTCAAGTGCGCGGATTAGCAGATTGTAAGTTTCTGTAAGATCGGGATTAACCGACCTTTGACTTTCAGTTGTGCTTAGCGCCTGTATAGCTGCTGCGAGCGTTGCAACAAGCGCTGTATTTTCATCGGCACGCGCATTCAAAAGCGCTGCCAGGTCATTGGCTGCTGACAAATCAGGATTGACTGATGCAATCATGGTCATCTTGTCGGCATAACCTTTGAGTTCAGCCACCGATTCATTCAGGCATTCAATCGTGCCTGTGATTGCCTCAATAGCCTGTGCCTTCGGCGGCATCTCTTCATAGCCTTCGCCGTTTCGCTTTGCCATCTCCAGCGACCGCATAGCGACTGATGTATCCGGATTGGCAGGATAGGTAACGGGTGAAGCATCAAACACGCGCTTTACTTTGGTAATTACGCGATGTTCTTTGCCGTCTTTCATGCGCCACTCGTCACCGACTGACATACCCGCCTCATTGCGTGCGATTTGGAACGACCATGAACTTTGATCTATGTCACCGCGCTTGAGCGCTTCAACGAGATTCTGTCCGGTTGGGCTGTCCGGTATGGATGCCCTGTACCACATTCCCGTCTCATCCGTGCCAACTGTGGCTGTGCCTGACTTCGTGCGACCAATAATCAGATTGGGATCGTGGTTAAACAGGATGCGAACATCTGACATATCAGCCTCCGAAAGTGCAGAGCGCTGTATCTCTTCGGTGAAGTATCCCATGTCGTATGATTTACCCCACTTCAGCGCATATCCAAAAACAGAAGGCTTGCCGTCCTCCGTCATCCGGATTTCCACGCCTTCAGTAAAGGAACGTATTTCAGGCTGTAGCGCTTGCTTGCTGTTGTCCATTGTCTTGTATGTTGTCAGCCTGCACTACGTCCGGCTGTTCGTTATTCAAAGTAGGGTTATACACAGTATCGCCCGCTGTGACCGGATTCATATTCTCCAGCCTCCGCACTTCGTTAGGTGTCATCCAGCCTGGCGTGGAAACAGAACCGAGTGCACGGGCGAAGTATTCAGAACGCGATTTAGTGTCGCCGCGAAGAAGGGCATCCACATTGAATCGAAAGAACATTCTGTTTTTCTCTGATTCAAACAGCAACTTCCTGTTGAGTTCCTGCTCCCAATTCTTAAGCCAGGGCCGGAGTGTGTCACGCACGAACTCAAGGCTTTGGTGTTCGATGTTGTTATTTGTGGAGCGCTCAAGGTCACCCACCATGTGCGGCGGTATCCGGTAGATGCGGCAAACATCATGCAGGGATAACTTCGCTGTTTCGATGAACATGGCATCCGCAGGCTTCAGCGTCAACGGCACGAACTCCATACCCGCCTCAAGTACAGGTGTTTTTCCTGCGTTGTCGCGGCCTGTGTACCTGCTCTGCCAACTGTCACGCAGATTCTGCGCCTGATCCGGTGCAAGCCTGCCAGGATGTTTCAGGTAGCCATTTATCAAAGTGCCGTTTTTCCACAGGCTGCCCTGTGTCTGCGTGGTGGCTATACCAAGTCCTACATTCTCCCTGAATAGGGTAATAGGGGATTTACCCTCAATGCCGTTTGAACTGATGCCTTTGACGTGAATAATGTCACGTGCGCGCACGGGTAGAGTGCGCTCTACATAACCACCTGCTGTACTGCGTTGGTCAAATATGCGATACCAAAGGCGGCCTTCAGGGTCAAGTTCGGGCTTTACCCAATTCGGGTTTTCGATAATGCGGAGTTCGACCGGGCGGCGGTTGCCATCGCGGATAATGTCAGCATAGAAGTTGCCATGCAGCGCAAGGTGCAGCATAGCGGTTGACCGAAAGTCAAATGACGTGTACAACTCTGAAGGCTCCGCGCCTATCAGTCGTGTGCGTGTGTCATTTGACAATTCGTTAACAACTTCGCCGGTATCTATGTAGAGTGCTACAGGAAGCGATGCGACTGATTCGGATAGAATCTTTGCGCACGCGAATACGCCCGCGTGTGTCAGGGCTGTTTCTCCGTTCACATTTACGCCTGAACGGGTAGGCTTGCCACCCATCCATGTGTACATCCATTCTGCTGGATGCGATAGGCTGTTGCGTTGTTCGCTTTGAAATATGCCGCGTATCTGTGAGATAATGCCCATTGCAATACAAAGGTATCGGATATGCAAGCGGGCAAATAAAAAACATGATGAAAATAAAAAGCCCACCTGATTAATCAAGTGGGCCGGAACCAAAATAACATGAAACGATCTCTATTTTTTGGGCTTACTCTTTCGCTTGTTGTACCTGGCTTTGTAATTGTGGAAGTGCATGAAGTTTTTAAAGATTCTCATGCCGTGTTTTTTTGAGAACTCCAGTTCAGCCACCTCATACGTTTCTTGATAGGTCGCTGAAACTTCATGCAAGGTATGAAACAATTGTAAAAACTCCTCAAAGTTTTCACGCCTGAAATCTCTTAGTTCATCATACATAAAACAAACCTGTTTGGCTGTAAACTTCCGGTTGTGGATTCTTCAGGTATTCACCGAG